TACCGCATCTCCTACTATGGTAACCTGAGGTGCAGTAGTGTATCCAGTTCCGTTGAATGTAACAACAATTGTTTCCACGCTCAACAGATAATTGTTGTACCACTGACTGTAAGGCCACTCTGTCCAAATTTGATCAGTTGATTCAGTATCACTTAGTGTGTTACTAATTTGAGCCGCGCTGTGTGCGTACGGCAACAAGATAGGACTTGTATATTGTGGTACAGGTAATGTGGTGTTATAAAACGCTGGAACGTCAAAGTCTGTTAAATCTCCTTGGTACAAGTCGTTGCCAAAGTACGTGAGATTGAACTCGCGCACTTGCACGTGATATGGTTTTACTTCTTGAAGGTAGTCAATCACAAATTCTTGATTGTCACGGCTGTAATTCTGGAATGGCAGCAATTCTCGAATTCTGTGATCAACGTCAATCAGTGATGTTTTGACCAGCCATTCAGGAGCAGCAAACTCGCTGAGTATAAAGTCAAACATCAAAGTCAAACTGCGATTTCGTTCAATGGCCAAATCATCCACAAACAATTCTTCATTGATAGCTTGGATAATTTTTCTTGTTTCAATTACAGGTTCTTGGTCAAAGTATTGTGCATCAAACACTTCAACGTCAAATCCAAATCTTCCAAGAGCATAATCATAGATTTCTGCAGAAATTGCAATAGTTCCATCTTCAAGTCCCACACGCTCAAATCCAAGATCAGTTTTTAGATAAATTTCAAATTTGCCTTGTGCATTTGCAGTTACTTTTACGCTGGCTCCTGTGGTCACAGATATTGTTGCCAAGCTAGAATAAGTTGGAACTTCTGCCACAGGTTTGATACTGGAATTGTATCCTGGACGATACCAGTCAATGTAACTCCAGTAGTCTGTTGTGCGATAATTTTGCACTCGACTCAATACCAATTCTGGATTGCCAGTGTTTGGATTTTCTTCTACAGTGTAAATTGTCCAAAGACCTCGATTGTCACTGTCGCTAACCACAAGATATTTGTAACCAATGGCGTCGCCGCCAGGTGCTTCAAAATTATAAGTTAAAATTTCTAAGTTAGGTATCCGCTTGTTCCAGTTAATTACTGTTGCTCCATTAACTATCGTTGTAGATGGCAGTTCAGGTTCAGCACTGTTTAACAAAGCAAAGCTACGGCTTTCACTTATTGTGTACTGTTTTAATACAGTATTGGCTCGAACAATGTAATTTTTTAGTGCCGCAAATCTATCAACAAACATTGACTGTCGAGGACGGAATTGTACTCCGTAACGTTCAGCTGGCCCCAGATTAATGTCTGGCACTATATTACCTGCTGTGTCAACTCCGCAGAATGAATCTTGTAGTTTTCTATAGAGATTATCACTCAAGAAGCCATCAGCACGCCCTTGAGCTATCAGTTCATATTCCACGTGAACATTGGCATTGGTTAGTTCTTTATCAAATTCAATGTGGAGTATGGTATCTTCAGCTTCAATTAATGTTTCACAATTGTATAATGCAACTGTGCTGGAATTAATTGGTGCTAGATATGCAATGCCAGTTGATCGAGGATTTTCAATATACTGAGAAATAGTTGCTGCACTAAGAGTTTTATTTTTCTGTGTGGCCACATCAGTGATACCACGCACCCAGAAAAAGTATTGAGTGTTAAAGTTGCCATCTCGACTTAACACAGTGTTGATAGTATAACTAGATATGCTGTAAGGTGTTCCAGGACCAGCATAGTTAGCAGGTGGAACAGAACTCACAATCCACTGATACACATCAATTGAGCTGCCAGGAAACACTTGTCCCCAACGTCGGCTGGCGTAAACAATATCGTCTTGGTTGGGATCAATAAATCTTACTGTACTGATATCCCACCAAATTTCTCCCACATGTTCTGCGCCCCAGGTGGTGCCGCGCACTCCAACTGGTCCTACATTGTAACTGCCAGGGTCAACTGCGCCAATGTAATCAATGTTCTGACGAGCAGCACCAAGTATCTTGCCTTGCAATGGATTAAAGAAGTCTAAAAATTCTGTTGTGGCCGATGATATTCTGTCATACAAGAAAACGCTGTTTAACAGACGCACATCAACAACTGGTTGTTCAATTCTAATTGGAGCCCAAGCTGGTGATCGTGTGGCATTTTGCCACACATGAGCTTGACCGTAATTGCTACTGCTACTGTCCCCGAAGTCTGTACCAGGTGCGCCCATCCAAAGCACTCCAGATGTGTAGTCAACCGAAACTCCCAACTGATCCAGATAATCAATTGAAGTTATGGCAATCTGATTACCAAAAATAAACTTGCTTGGATTGGTTATGCTACTGTTGGCACTGTTCAACAAATCATATGTGTAAACAGCACCACTTTGATCTATAGTGGTAAAGAATGATGTTGCACCTGCATCAAACAACTCTACATAGTCATCAAATATTGTGATCAAGTACATGGTTCCACGAGGAGCACCTACTACCAAAGTGGTTGCAGTATCATCAACGCTGATACTGGAGCCAAACCCAGCAAATTTTACAGGGTACGGGCTTTGAATTGTTTGTGTCCATTCAAATGTGTTAAATCCAAGACTGTCAAATGCTGCTCCTATGCTGCCTGGGGCCACTTGTAGTTTGTTTCCAGCAGGCGCAGAATCAAAATTTGTCACGCTGAGTGTGAGCAGGCCACTGGTCACTGTGGCTGTTACATTGGGCACAGCAGCGTTAATGGCTGCGGCCAAACCAGACACAGTGTTGTTGGGTGCTGTTGGTACCGCCACATCCATATTGTTCACCCGCAAAGTATTGCCAGCTGTGAGGGCAGGACTGGCATTCAGCGCAGTAATTACACCATACACTCTGCTTTGATTTAGACTTCGTTCAACCACACCACCTTTGTAAATCTGGATGCTGCTTTGCGGTTCGCCAACGTATAGACTGCAATTGTATTTGCAGAGATCAACACTCTGCCCAAAGTTGCTAAATTCAGCTACAGCGTCTTGTGTTACGATTTGCAACAGTTCAAACTGATTGGTTTCAATTTCAACAATATCACCTGATTGTAAATTGCTTGCAAGATTCACAGTCACAGTAGATCCATTGACCGTAAAGGTATTGCTTGCATCTTGTGTGGTGGAGTTTTGATTGGTCAAGAACTGATTGTTTACAATCACACTCACCGGCGCAACTGGTGTACCTAGCACCGTGAAACTTGACGAGCTTGGATCATTGTTCCAGATAAACTTTTGCACATTGCGATCAAACACATATACCACACCTGCTTCAGTTTCTCCATCAGCAGTGGCATACGGCGCACCAATCATGACTTGACGACCATCAGTACTACAACTCACGCTGTAGCCAAATTGAGCGCCAGCAGCTAGACCGCCAGCAGTGAGTGTGTCAACATACAACCAATAGTCTTTGGCTCGAGCCAAAATACTGGTGCCACTGGCTGGTGAATTCAAGAAGGTAACATCTTTGGTTGAAGTGTTAAATGTGTAGTCAATGTTTGGTCGTTGAAGCACTCCATCAACTTCAATTTGAAAACTGTATATTGTGCTGTCTGTCAGTGCAACTTGATAGAAATATTCATTTAATGAGAATACAGTTGCCAATGCTGGCGGTGTGTACGATGGTGTGCTAATAGTGATAATTTCACCACTTATTACACTGCCCACCGTAAATGTAATATCATTGGCTGGCACTGTGCCGCCGCCAAAACTGGTAGCAGGAATAGTCAATGTATTGCCCACAGTATAACCTGTACCGCCATCTTGAACGCCAACTGTGACAGTTCCGCGACGTCTGCTAACTGTGAACAAGGCTCCTGATCCCGATCCACCAGTGGCTGTTACACTGAAATAATCAGCGCCATCAAGATCTTGCAATGCAATACGACGAATGATAATATCAGATCCACTTACAGGTGCAGACACAAATGTCACTGTGTTCAACGCAGCATTTACTGTGTAATCTGTGTTCAACGTTTGAATCTCACCATCAACTGTGACACGCAATTGTGTGGCTGCACTTATAGTGATGTAATCATTGATCAAGTATACTTTTGTAGATCCGTTGCCTACAGTTCTAAAGTACTGATCTTCCCAGTCAACCCGGCCATAAGCATACACTTTGTTTACATCAGGTGCACCAACGTACATCCAACGTTCGTCAAGACTCATTGCTACAGAATAGCCAAATCTTCCTTGGTCTGCACTCACACTACCAGGAGTGGTCAACAGTTGCCAATTAAAATATGGGTTGGTGTCTGGCAAATAAGATCCAGTGTCACGATAGATTACACAGGCATAGGCTTCTTACATAAGTGTAAACGCCGCCTTTTGGATTTGCAGACGTTGGAAATCCATATCTTGGGCTGCCGACTAAAGCAGCAAATCTATTAGTGGCCTGAGATACGCTTGATCCATATGCCTCTGTGGCATCTAGATACTCTGGTGCAATTGAAGTAACTTCGCTGAAAATGTTTTGTTTTTCAATCACTTGCCACAAACCATCTCCATTGTCGTCAACCCAAACTTTTGCACCAAACAGCAAACTGTTGGCATATGGAAGAGTGTCTACATTGCTGGCTTGACTTACTCTCATGGTTTTTAAAGTAAACGCTAGGCCAGTACCGTTAACTACTGTTCGATTGCTTAAAAATCTAAAAGCAATGTTTATTGTGTTCAAATTAACAACAGACAACACATCATATACACCATCAACTTCTGTATCAAAAAATCTGATAATAATTCTATTGCCAGCAACAAGTCCGTGGTCAGCAGTAAAAATCACACGGCTGGTGTTATTCAAATTATCACATACATGACTGATTGTACCTGGTACTGACTCAGCTCGGTAAATGTTCCAATCATAGTCATTGACTTTGGCGACCCAAATACTTGTACCTACGTTGATATTATTAATGTTGGCTTCGAGGCTAGCAGGATCATCAATGTCAAATGCTGTAATGTCAGCATCGTCAAGATTTACATATCCAGCTGATGGAAGTGCAGTATCTGTTGGCAATTCAGTTGTTGTTGGAAGAATGTTAGGCGAAGTAAGTTTAAAACTTTCTTTCCATACATTTTCCAACAAAACAGTTTGATCAGCTTTGCTGGATTCCAAAGGCAATATTACCTGCACCAAACTTGGGCTGGCATCTAGCAGCGCACGATTCAATCGCAGTTCAAAATAACTGCGATTGGCGTTGGCTCCGTATACTGCACGTTGTACCGCCCAGTTTTCATAAATGTTATAGTCGCCTGTTTCTTTTCCTAACACTGCCTGACTAAACAATTCTGCACTTAGGATAGTACCTTTGGAGTCCAAGAACTGTCGATAGATGTTTACCTGACTCACATCATCTAAATTTAATGCTGCCATGTACTGCCGAGGTCTAAAGCCAATAAGGCCATAGCTCAATAGATCATTATCACTTTCTAAGTTGGCAGCATTAATATCATAACTGTTGGCCAACTGATTGGCTTTGTTTGCAAGGTTAGGCAACATTCCCAATTCAATTTGAGAGTAATCACTTTGTACCCACTCGTTATAGTCAAATGTCTCGCTAGGCTGAACAATTGCCATGGCGCTCCAATAGGTGCCTTTGTATTTGACAATCGTACCTTTGCTGTAAATTTTATAATTTTGCCATTCTTCTACATTGTCTTGATTGAGAATAAATCCTTGTGCGTCCACAGCACCATTCCATTCGGTAGAAGTAGTGGATACCAAGTTCAAACGATTTTGTCTTGCACCAGTCACTGGATCGTATATCAAGTCTCCAAACACACTTGCATTGTCCAACACAATCATGTGTTCGTAAGATGTATATTTGATGTCGATAAAACTTAGAGTTTGATCAGCTAAAGGCTCAACACTGAATGTGTTGTCAATGCGAACAATGTTCAATTGTCGAGTAGGCAACTCTCTACGATTTTGATCTAGTAGAATGTTTTCACTGGTTTGTGCTTGAATTGAGTCAACAACTGCTTGTTCCTTAGTAACACTAAGTCGGAATGCCAATGGGTTTAATGCAATTAATGCATCATCGCTCCAGCCTTGTGCTGCCCAATACAAAAATTCATTGGCCATTTGATTCCAGTCAAGCTCATACCCATTGGCTCTGTTTGTGAAAGTAAGACCTTGAGTTTCTAAATATTGGCCCAGACTCAACAAAAAGTCAACTACTGCTGTTTTGGTATCAAATATAAATCCATACGGAACTTGTACCACAGTATTGGTATAAGATTTTGGCACTTGAATTCTAGTGTCCAGCACAGTTATGGTGCGCAATTGCCCTCCGCTTTGACTTTGCAGTATGCTAAAATAAGGCTGTGTGGTACTGTAGCCAAATACTGCATAGCCGCCTGGCACTGTTTGAACCAATACTGAACTGTAGCTGGCTCGGTCAAATGGTTGATTTTTGTACAGCAGTAAATTGTAACTTTCGTCAGGAATCAAAAAGCTGGTATTGGTGCTGGCTGGGCTGCTTTTTTCAGTGTAAAGTTTAATGTATTTTTTGTCTGAGAAGCTGGCCATGCGATAACACAACCGCACATCAAGATTGGCCAGGTCAGCAGTTAAATCTTCAGTTGAATCTATTCCTGATTGTCTGTTGTAGTCCACAATCCAGTCAATGTAACTGGCTTTGCTCACACCATTGCCGTATATTTCAATACCATTGGCATCTAGTCTGTACCGGTCATCATATAGATATTGTCCAAATTCTTCTTGGTAGCGATACAAATCACGATCAGCAAACAATGCAAAAAACTTAGCTGGTTGTGTCAAGGCCAACAGGCGCATGACTGCAAACGGATATGAACTTGAATTCCACCATGAAGCTTCAACTGGGCCACCGTCGCCAATGCTCCAACTCTTACGGAATTGTCCTTCATCCCAGGTCCCTACTACCGAATCAAATGGACTTAGCAATGCTCCTTCGCCGCCTGTGGGAATAACTGATGTCAGTCCTGGTCTTGCATATTTTGGCAGATAATAAGGTGCAACTGGGTCTCTGACATACCCAGCTTCCATGTCGTCCCAAAGCACTAAGTTACCTTCAGTGTAAGGTGCAGGCCCGTAGGTGTCATCCCACCAGTCTGGTTTGATGCTGAGTCGCAGCATTTCCCAAGGTGTGTATTCTGGTTGTTGAGTGTCGTAAAAGTAACGATAGATACCGCGCCAGGCTCCTAACAAATAATCATTGTTGAGTTTGTTTTGCGCTTCACTATAGTTCCATGTAAACTCATTGTTGGCTTGATAGTCTTGTGTGTTGTAGTCAAGTTTGTTCCAGGCCACCCAGCTAAGAAAATCTTGTGACAAAATATTGTTGACTTCGCTGTAGGTAAATCCAGTGTCTCTAAACTGTCCTGGGATAACATCAGCTGCCACCATAGGAACAGGATTGCCGTCTAATTTTAAATTGTTAAAAATTCTAGTTTCAAATTCCAACAACACATCATCTCTAATGTCATCAAATGTTTTTGTAACTGATCCATCGTGCCCGATCAGTACTGTTTGTTCGCCTGTACTGGTTTGTTGAACTGTAATTCTTGGTCTAAAAGCACGGTACAAACCAAGTTTGGTAGGAGTGTTTGGAACAAAGTTGCCATAAGTGCTTGTATATTCTCTGATGGCAATTTGATCGCCCACCGACAGTGTGACCAAAATAGTCACACGAGGTCCGTCTGTGGCCACAGAATATTCTAAATCACGAGTGAGCAAACGATCATTGAGGTATACGTTCAACCCTAAATAATTTGCAGATGTATAATTGTATACCTGCACAGTATCAAACACACTAGACGTAATAAAACTCACAGTGTAGGTGTTTTCAGTATACACCGCACCCGATGGCAGCATGTCTGACCAGTAGAATGGTTGTGTTTCTACTTTACCAGCATTGATTTCTTCAATAGCAGTGTCTAAGATTTGAGCAGTAGTTTGAAAATTGATTTCTTGCTGAGTCACATTTTCCAGCATGATACTTTTAAACTTAGTGTATTCTCTACTGTTGTAGGTCAATGCATTGAAGATGTTGTATTCTTCACTGCGCAAGAAATATCCAGCCAAAGTCATTGGAGCACTTTGTTGTAGGATAGTCAATCCATAAGGAATGATATTGCCAAGGTCTCTAGTGTTGTTAGCACCAGCAATAGCACCTTGGATGCCTGGTAAATTTTCGCAAATACTTTCGTAGTTTTGACGTATGGTTCCTAGTGTAAAGCTGGTGCTGTTGGCATTAAGCGGGTTGTTCTGCAGGTTAGATGGCACTTGATAAAAGGCCGCGGCGCTAATTTGATCGCTTAAAACCAAAACTTCAATAATGTCACCCACTACATAAGTGTTGAGTAATGTAATGGTAGTATTGTTGCCACTTACAACGTAAGTGTATTTGGTAGGATCTTGGAATACACTACCAACATAAACTTTGACCACTGGTACAGAATTACCAGTTTGGTTAATAACTGGCACATCCAATTTTAATATTCCAGTATTGTAAGTAAACTTAAATTGTTGATACATTTGGGTAGTAGTAATTGCATTCTGCCACCCAATTAATCTTGTGTATGCTGTTCTGTCAGCATATTCTCTAGCACTGCCAGAGCTAATAGCAACAGTTACTGATACGTTATCTCTGGTGTATACAAATGTATCTTTGTAGAGGTTGTTGTCAAACACAATATCTCCCACATTGGAGATACTGAGATACTGTAATGGAATTTTTAAAACTGTATCAAGTATTCTTGTGTCGCCAATTGCATAACTGAATAGTTTGCTACCAATAAAGTCTGAGCTGGGATATTTTGCTTGATTACCAAAACTAACTCGATCAGCGTCATACACGTCAAACAACGGTGCCTGTTGAACTCCAGTTTTTTGTTGCGCCTCAATCCAAGCAGCTCCGTCATACCAGAAAGTTAATCCTTGCAACGTGTCACCTGACAAGCACAGTGTAGACTGGTCAGTCAATACTTCGCCGTCAGACGCCAGTGTGAGATTGATAATAGGTTGTGCAATCAGTGGCGGCACTGTGTCAGGCACAATAAATTCTACTACATAAATTTTGTCTCTTACATCTGGATCTTCGTCAGCAGCAAAAATAACTCTGGTACCATTTGTAAAAGTATATCCGTCTACTGAGTATCCAGTTGATCCTTGAATGTTAGAGAATGCATCTGTCTCTAACTGATCAATTATGTCCACAGGTTGTTTGCCCTGAGTACCCATGTTAAACAGTCTAATGTCTGGTTGAAATTGAATAATTGGACGTTTGCCACGATAGTTGTTGTCTAGTGTGGCCACAGTGTTGTTATAAGCAGCCGTAGCATTGATCACATCAATGTGGAACCAACGGTTTGAACGTGTCCAAGAATTAAGGTCTTGACTTGCACGATCAATTGTGAAATAATCCAATTCTTCAGGCACTGGCAAGCTAGAATCATTGTCATTGATTACATAAGATTCTGGAGTGACAAAATTTGTAACAGGCAACAACTCAATAGCAGTACCTACGCCAGCCACATAATATTCACGATAGTTGATAGCGGTGGCATTCATGTCGGCTGTGGCTGTGGTTAGAGTCACAGCACTGCCGTCAACTACACTTGATACCGTAAATTGAAACGAGTTTACAATACTCTGAACGTAATACGATTGTCCAGCAACTAATCCTCCAATCACTGTGCCAGTAAATACTACCCGTTGACCAACATACAAATCTTCTGTGGTTGCTGTGCTAATTGTGTTGAACCCAGCGTTGGTAGATGTGCAAACAAAAGATATTGTTCCACTACTGTAGCTTGCTGGAATAACATCGCCCCGAAATACTATTTTTAATCCGTTGGTAAAAGATACACCGTTAGGGCTGGTGTAATTTTTTTGTCCCAAAATGTCATCAATGAACAGAGTAGAACTTTCTGTTTCATCCAACAGTTTAATTGTACCAAAAATTTCTGGATCTGTGCCATCTTGATAGTACAAGGTGTTTAACAAAGCTGTCAGCAGAGGGATTTGTCTAAACGTACCTGCGGCATCTTTGTACCAGTTGGTACTGCTGTACACAGTGCCATATCTAATGGTCCATTTGTTCAAATTGTCAATAGTAGCTATTCTAGACAATCTAAGATAGGTAATTCCATCACTTACTACGTAGTTGATTTGCCAAAGTTGATATCTATCTTCTGGGGCAATTTCTGCTGTGTAAGAGAATGGTTCAGTGTCAAAGCTGCCAATCAATCCGTTATTGGCAGACCCTGCTTCTAGTGGGTCAAAGAAACTGGTTCGAATCCACCCACCACTTTCAGCATCAGTGTTTGAATTTGTAAAAATTAAAGTTCTGTTGTTGAGACTGGTTATTCCGTCAATGCCGCCGTAGGTCTCAATGAACGTGTCTAGAGGTTGATTGTTGATTTGTTCAAATTTGAGTTCTGTGAGCAAATCAACATTTTGACTGAACACTGGCAAATTGTAATAAAAACTCTGAGCTGTTTTTGTAGGCACATTGAAAATCACTGTGCCAAGGTCTTCACCATTGTTGGTTACACCAAACACGTCACGTGAACTGATGTTGGGTGTGGTAGGAATTTTGCCAGACACACCTGGCTCTGTTTGTATCCAAAATCCTGGACCAGTGCCAGGTGTTCCATCCACAATGTTCAGCGTACCGCGCATGTTAGTTTGTGTGCCACTCACATAGTACAATGTGTTTGGTGCATTTCTTGGCACAGTAAATGTCACAAGGCCAAAGTTTGATCCATTGCGACTGACACCATCGTTATAAGGATTAGCTGATCCTAGTGTCTGTTCAGTTTTGATCCAGAACGGAAAATCGCCTTGCAAGTTCAAATTAAACACATAGGTGTTTCCACGAGCCAGCGTTAGTGTGGGGTTGTTGAGGAAGTCAATGGTATATGCAGAAATACCAGAATTTCCAACACGGTAGTTTACAGTTTCTGTAGAGTTTTGTGCAACCTGGAATGTATAGCTGCCGCCACGCACCACTTCAATAGTTGGATTCTCGCCGGATATTCCAGAAAATGTATAAACGCCATTGGCTCTTGTGACTTCAAAGTCGTCTGTTACCGGCACTCCTGTGGCCGCAACGTCAACTGCGTTGGGTCCATTGGGTAACCAGAAATACTGAGAGAAGTTTACAAATGTATCAAAATTAATAAACGGATCCCAAGTATAGTAATCACTTGAAAACAATCTGTCTGGTCGTTGCGTTGGTGATCCTTGGAACTCCAATGCATCAAGCATACTAAACTGACCACTCCTGGTTCTAGTTGATAATCACTGCGTGTTTTTGTTGGTTCTACCACATACTTGTCGTTGGGATTTACACCCGGGCCGACTGTACGGCCAATGAAGCCTTGTGTCTTTTTAAATTTAGGTTCTTGAATCAGTTGATCAAGTGTGGCCGCTAAAAACTGTTTGTTAGTGTCAGTTTGAAAAATTTGCGGAAGAAAGTCTACTGAGCGTACTCGTGCCATTAAATTACTCCGCTGCCTGCTGCTGTGCGCAGGTTAGTACTGGTCAATGCTTCAATCACATCAATGTTATCAATGGTTGCGGCATTGGCAAAAATCTCATTGGGTTGAGAACGAATTTCGTACAAATCACCAAAGCTCTTTTGTGGATCCAACGGAACTAGTACTACAGAACTGATGATTGTGCCAAGTTGTCGATGCAGGTAGGCAGCAAGTTCTGAGAAATAAAATGTGTCACCAAAGTTCCATTTGTCAATTGAAAAATAACTGTTCATTTCTGCTAGTACTGAGCTTTTGATTTCAGATGTTGATGCTGTTGAATTTTGTGCTCGTATCACTTTGATAGTGGCACGCAATGTTGCTGCGGCCTTGAGTCCGAACAGCGGTTTAAAATTGACTGAGTTGACCACAATGTTGTCTGACACCATCTTGTAATCTTGTAGTCGTTGATATTCTGTACTTAGATCGTCAATGGTTGGTTGTTCAGGTTCAGTGACTGTACCGGTGGTATCTTTCAACCAGTTCTGGTAGGCATTATAATAACTCAAAGTGACCACATACAAGTCAATGATATTGGTTGTTCCTGGATCAATTCTACTGGTCAATGGACTGTTGTGTCTGTACTGATAGTACAAACTTTGTCGTCCTGTTCTTGCAATCCATCCTGTGACTGCATTGAGTTCCAACACTCCTGTTACTGTCAAGCTCAATTGATAGAATGCATCTTCGCTGTAGGCATAGAATACCTGCCCAGATGACCATTCAGTTTTTACCAATTCAATATCATCAAGGGTGGCGTAGCTGTAAATTACCACGCCTTCTTCAACCAACAAATAACGCTGTAGGTTGTCAAAGTCCACAGTTTGTTGTAAAAACACATAAGGTCCTGTGGTTCCGGCTGGTCCTACTATTTCACTAAAGAAGTCTGGGTTGTCTGGCACACCATCATTGTCTGAGTCTCTGTATCCTACTAATACCTGGAAGTCATCCACATAACCGTCGCTTTCAACTGGTTGACCAGTAATGGTCATGTAAATGTCTCCTTCAAGCGGTTCACTGGAGTTTGGTTGAGTGTTGACTGCTAACACATTGATAAAATCTTTGATCACTGTGCCAGTGCGGCTGTCATAGATTTGCGCACCGTCGTAGAAGAAGAATCTTGTTTGCAACACTGATCCAAAGTTGTATGCAAGTCCACGGAATGTAATTGTGTAATTTTGATTTTGAACCACAAACTGGATCAGCCATGAAGAGTCTAAGTTGGCACCACTAGTATTACCAGCGTACTCTTGACTCCAGGCAGCGTCCTGATTCAGGTTGGTAGATTGAATCAAATACCAAGAGTACGGAGTACCTGTAATGGATCCGTCATTGTCGTATCCTAGGCCAAAATTACGAAACAATGCAATTTGATCACTCATTGCAGATTCAATCGACAATGGCAAGTCTGTAACAAATAACGGAATAATAGTGTCTACAATAGCGCCAGTAGGAACAAAGTTATTGAGTATGACTGGCCCTGACCCATTGATTAGATTACCCAGTCCTGAGTTCATACCATCGCCAGTTACTCGTATGGGGCTGGCCCAAATTTCCACACGCTCTTCTGCTTTGGTTGGAATGCCCAATTGCAGTTTGTTGTTTTTATCAAAAAAGTAACCCGGTGGCGGCACAAAACGTACCAGGCTACCAACAATAGCGTACAAGAAATTGGTTGTAGATTCATCACCTACTGCAATGGGTGTGCCTGCACTGTTTTTAAAGTAACCAGTGGTTTCATTGGCCAAGGTGGTGCTTTGATTCCAGGTGCTTCCGCCTGTGCTCAAAGTAGTAACTGCACTCATTGAGCCTGTAGCCGAGCTTAATGTAACTGCTGATCCACCGGCTGTGGTGCTTACAGTGAATGTACTGTTGACTGAATTTATACTGACCACATAATAAGGCAAGTCGGCAGTAATGCCACCAAACACTGTGCCTGAGAATGTGATTGGCATGCCAACATAAGCATAATCAAAAAATGCAGCAGTAGCGCAGGTAATTGCATTGGTTGTAATTGTTGTGGCCGTGCAAGTGATATCTAAAGTGTTGATTAACTTTCTTGGAAAATTCCCATAGTAAAACTGCCGCATGGTACTTTCAGTCAACTGTGGTTGCACCTGATTGGTAATCACATCAGCAATTTCATTGCGATTGGTCCAACTGAACAAAATAGTTGGTAAAATATTTTGTTGCCACAATCCACCGTCGCTGCCAAAGCTGTTGGTACTTGAATACTTGCCGGTATTATCAACCAAGTCAAGATATCGACTGGTTCCAATTGACGCACGATTCAATGCTTTAGATTTAATAATTGAATTGTACTGTGTGTAAGGAAACAAGTTGTAGTCTTCACCATTGACCATGCGATTTTGTGTATAGTACCTAGCAGGCGCACGTTGTTTGATTTCATCAATTGGCTCGCGTGCTTGGGCATTGCTTACTGGACGAGTAATACCACAAGTAAAGGTGATAGTTTGCAAATTGCCGTTGCGGTCAGTATAACTGATAGGCAAAACTACGTTTTGCATTTCTTCAGGATTGATAATGTATTGCAGTCCATTAGAACTGCGCACATAGGCACGGAAATTTCCTACTGGAATTTCTGAAAACACTCCATCCCCAAATATCATAGTAAGTTGATCGTTTGTTCTGCTGGTTGTGGAATAGATTGATCGTAGGCCAGTCAGTTGTTCAGCAGCACCAACGTAGATGTTTTCTGTGTATTGCCATTCACGGCTGATGCTTCCCACGTTGTCAAGTTGAAACAACCAACGATCTTCGTTGTTTACGCCTTCAATGTTGATGTTTACTGTGCGGTTGGCAATGCGCTCGGCCAAGTTGAAGTCTTGATTTTGTAACGTGCCTTGTTTAAATGCAAAAAAGTATCCGGTATTGGCAGATTGATAACCCAGTTGGTCATTGCGATACAACACATTGAAACTGGTGTTTGGTTGCGGCGCCGGCTCGTAGATGTAATCACGACCAACACTGGTTGAAGTTATTGCTTCAAACGGCATTGAAATCCCGTCCACTGTGGCGTTATACGGAATGACTGGTAAGAATCCTGGCACAAGATTGACAGCATATTCATCTGTGCGCACACCCAGTATGGTTTGTCTATTGCCTGGACGACCAATGCGTTGACTGTCTACTAACGCGGCATTAATGATAGTGGTAAATTGTTCTTGCCAGTCTGGGTTTGTTGGATCTGCCCAGTCCACAGTAACGTTGCTCAAGTTCACTCCGTTGTAATCGATCACATTTTCAGTTGTGGTAACATTGAATACTTTGAGATATCCCTGGGCCGCGGTGTTGCGTTTGGCAGTATAGCTGACTAGATTAGCCAGGCGCACAACTGAATCTCTGCGTTCTGCTGTGTCTAAATAGTTTTCTCTGGTGTTTAGGTCCGTGCGAAAGGCCAAGGCTTGACCCATGAATGCAATTACATCTAGTAACGCAATGAATTCTGAGCTTTCAATGTAGTCGTTGAAAGTTTCTGGGTAGTAGAGGCGTATGTAATCAATGAAACTTTTGCGTAGAGTTTCAAAGTCATAACTTTGAAAATCAGCTTCACGATAGGTTTGATAGATCTGTTTCCAGTCTTCTACACCAAATATTGCTGTTTGTCTTGTGGTCTTTGCCATGCCTCTTTGCCTTTAGATCTTGTATTTATTACCAGAAAAAACGGCTCAGTTATACGTAGCTGGCTCTGCGTTGTTGATTATCAAAGAACACACTTAAAAATTCAGCATCAGTTCCTGGCAATACTGCTATTTCTAACTGTATTAGAAACCCGTTGTCTTGAGGAAACACTGCCATTTGCGTAACTTGTATTCTTGGATCGCCGCCGCACACACGTTGAACTTCCGTTTCAATATTGCGTTGCAGTTCAGTGATTTGATTTTCAAACACATAGTCCCACATCACAGTGCCGTACTGCGGGCGGCCAGGCAATTCACCTTGACGGATGTTGAAGGCATTCAGCAGATCTCGTTTGATTAACTCAAAGTCAACCAAGGTAAATTTTTTATATTGATTTATGGTGTTGAAGCCAATGAATGTGGTCATAATTAATATTTATCGGCTCAAGCAAGGTTCTGTCTAAGCACGTCAATTGCGCTTTCGGTTACTTTGATTGATTCTGCAATTCGTCGTTGTTCTTTTTCAATTTTGGCCACAAGGGCCGAATCATTTGCTAGTTTGGCCTGGCGAAGGAGTCCTTGCAATCTTCCATCAACAGCATTATAGTCATTGATATAGCTTTCAAGGTCTGCAATGTCTTTTCCGTAACTGTTTAACCTAGCTCGTTTTGCATCACTCTTGCTGAGAGTAATAACAGATTGATCAAGAATAGCATTGGTCTGTTCAACAGCAATACCAAACTCAATTCCCAGCTCAGATGTTGTAACTTTTGGTGGTGTGTTATTATATTCCACTGGAGGTATTTTTGGATTTCCAATTACCCGTATGGCAGCGGCATTTAGTGTGACTCTGTTTACTGTGTCAAACACTGGCTCTCCGAGAGCCAACTGTTTCATTGCATCGTCAACTTTGGTCTCTGCAAAATCCACAGCAAAACTTGCATTTCGTGCTGTTTCATTTAGTGCAGTTTTAACATCACTGGCCAGTGCTTTTCCTTGTGCCCAGTCCATGGTATTGGGTATACTTTTGGCTGCATTTAATGCTGTGCCAGCCAAGGCCCCGACGCTGAGTTTATCTGTAGGAATACCCAGGGCTTGAACTCCAGTTAACCCATTGCTCATTAATTCTTGTTGTATGGTTTCTTGTTTTGGCAATGATCCTAACAAATCTTTTAGGCTGGTAATGCCGGCCTTGCCTGTAAACACCGTGGGACTTTTCAAAACACTAGTCAATGTGTTGGTGCCACTGGATAAAAATTGTGATACTGTGCCAGGTTTAAGAACACCAGCAGCTTCCAGCTGAGATCCGTCAAACCCAAATTTTCCAACGCCTATAGAATTGCTAACTTGATTGGCCACTTGTCCTATTGATCGAGATGCAGACGCCAAACTGGCAGTTACTTCGCTTACTGATAGATTACTAATGCCTCCCAATGCCGGCACTTGCTTGGCAAAATCTGGTATGCCAATAGCAGCCGTTGGAGCCAATGCTCCAGCCGCGGCACTTTGTATGCTGCCAAGTGTTTGTTTAGCTACACTTATTCCTGAGTTCACTGCGCCAGCAATGCTGCTTGGCAATGCTGAAGCTGCTTGTAAAATTCCCGGTGCACCAAGGCCACCAGTGAGTCTGTTAGCAATACCTGAAGCAGCACCAGCCACACCGCCAGGAATATTTTTTAATGCACCTTGCAATGCTCCCGACACTGTGCCGCCAATACCACTGGCAGCTTGTGACAAACTGGCTGCGGCAGACGACAATCCTTGTGTTGCTTGGGTGACTGCACTCAACGCATCGCCAACTTTTAAACCTGTTAGACTTCCTGTACTTGCTTGTTTGTCAAAGATAGCTTTGGCCTGATCAAACGTCATGCCTGGAGGAGCCTTAACTGTGAATACTTCTCCAGCCGCATCTAAAGAAAATTTAAATTCACTCATGCTGTTTTCACAATCTCTACTCCAGCTGGAACAGGTTCAGCGCCTGGTGGAGGATCAGGCTGGCCTTCTTCAAAGTCCAATTCAGACGCAACACCAGCATTGTGATAAGGCCAGGGTTCGTGTGTGGGTGCTCTAGGCACAATAGTTTCTAATTTGTCTTTTTCAACTTCCCATCCTTTTGAAGTGCTGAACGTGGTTGAGTCTAGCAAGATTTTTTCCAGTGCTTTGGGTGCATCTACTGCTGGAGCAGCAGGCCCATTTAAGTCAATCCCGCCGGCTGATACAACAAAACTGCTGCCAGCTGCCCAACTTCCGCTGGCGCTTTCCAAAGCCAATGTCCCGTCGGCCTTTACACCAATTGTGGCTTTGCTGTACAACTTTAAATCAGCCTGTGCGGTAATAGATGCATTTACTCCAGCTTCAACTGTGAAGTTGTTTTTGGCTTTGATGTTAAAATTTCTCCCAGCGTACATGTTGATGTCTTGATCAGCATGAATGTTAACATCGCCTTGACTGCGCACGTTTACTGAGTTTGTGCTGTAGACATCAATGGTACCTTCTTGTCCTAACTCAATCCAAGTTTGTCCGTTGGCATGAATCAGATAGATAAAATTGTTAGAGTCATTCATCATGAACTGATGACCTTTGGCGCTACGCAGGCGGAACAGTTGATTTCTTCCGTTGATGTCTCCGTCGTCCATGACAAATGTATGTCCGCCCATGCGGCCAATTACTTCTAGCTCTGCTGGCTTTACTGCACCAGAGTTGAGTTTTTGTCGTATGTCAGCAGGCTTCAGTCCACCCTGGTAAATTGCTGTTCCAGGTGTGGAAATGCCAAACACTGCTGACGGGCTTTCACGTTGACTTGAACTGCGAATAGGTCCGCGTTCGGTGTCCTTGGCCAATCCTTGTTGGAACAACGACGCTGCAACTACGCTTTGCACTGGTTTGGCTTGATCAAAAAATCTTCCAGCGTTGTCTAGTTTGTTGTTGTTGCTGTTGAGTTCTGTTACTGGCAACAGTGGTGATTCAGCAAAATATGATTCTTGATTTACATTGGTTGTTACATAGTTTGCTTCAGCGCCAATGGCTGGTATCATGTGTGTGAGACCATTTTCTGGCAACACACCAATGTAGTAACCTTGTGAACGATCGCCATTGATAAAAACACACATGACTTGCAGGCCAAGATCAGGAGGAGTAAACCACATGCCATAGCTGTTGGGATTGCCCGGATAGGTACCTGAATCGTTGTCAGCTGTTTTGCCCGGAGGCGTCACTCCATAAAACGGAGGCATGTAACTTACTGTGGTCCACTTGCTTTGATCTTGGTTGTTGCTGCCGGCATTGAATGCTTCAATGAACACTTGCAGTCTTCCAAGTCGTGCAGGATCAATGTTGTTCATTACTCGACCAACATAAGGACCGTACTCAGCAGGAACCCCACCACGATCTTGTTTGTAGTTTGACGGTCTTCCTCTACTGCGTTCAATTTCTTCTGCCATATTCTACCTTAAGTTTCTCTTGCGCCTCTTTGTGTGCCACGAGGGTTGGCATTTCTAAAGATTATAGCTGCACCTTGATTTGTATTAGCTCCAACCACCTGCCCATTACTAACAACTGGTTCAGACGGGTTAAAGGGGGTGGGTGTGTAGTTGCTAAATCTAGCCAGCTCGGCTTGCGCAAATGAGTCGCTGGCCACACCTGGACCACCTCTTGGTATTGGAGCATTTCTTGGTCCAGTAGCTGTGGTTTTTCGCACTGTGGCTGCGGCAGTTCTTGCGGCGTTTGCAGCCACAGCCTCATCTACGCCGCCAAACTCATCAGTTTGTCCGGCAAATTCTGGTGTGGCCACAGGTGTGGCTGTGTTTGTTTTTTGTGGGATTGGTACAGAATAAATTGTAGCGTCAATGTCTTGTTCAAATCGTCCTTGATTAAAACTACTTACAATTTCTTTTGCTCGGTATACAATACTTTGAATGGGCTGTCGATCACCGTAGATTTTTTCAGTACGGCTATATGGATCGGCAAGACCTGTGTTTAAGTTGTAGTCTTCTGGACGTTGCCACACCAACTCAAACAGCACGTCACGGATATCAAAATTTATTGTGCCATCTCGTGCAAATGGGGAGTATGAAATTTTACTTGCATCCAATGCTCCAGCAACAGATCCTTGTTGTATCCAGGCAGGATCTCCTAGAATTTTTATCTTGGCACTGGCATTGTCAGATGGGTTGTACAGGTACTCGGCTGCGCTGGCTCCCAGCTCGTTGGCTTTGCCGCCTGCTCCTTGAGAAGATTCTGTGCTGCGACTTTGAACAGATATAAAAGGAATTTCTCTCATGCTGGTAGCCTGTGTTTTTCTAATACTGGCCAGAGCTGAATTTTCTGGACTGGATCCAGTTAATGTTTGAATGTACAGTTTATTGAAAGTGGCAGTGTAGCTTAACACCGCTGTATTTTCTCCGGTAAACCACCAAGGGTAACGTTTGACCAAGCCTGGAAACTTTACTCCAGGAAAGTAACTGCTTTTCATTTCAGCTGGTGAGTAAGGCACAATAATAAATTTTACTCGATAAGCAAAATCGTTGCGTTTTTCATCATACTCCAACGGAGTGGCTGACATCAAAATGTTGAACCATTTGAAGTCTTGCGTTTCTGATCCTGGCTTGACTTCTGGATTGCCGCTTTCTTCGTTGAGAATCAAATTTGCTTGATCAGTAATATAACTGGAGTTTCTCACAATCAGTTCAATTGCTTGCAGTATTTGCATGCCGGCTGTGATACCAAAACTTCTGGTTTTGGTATCCATGGCACCCTTATCTGGGCTGGCAGCAGAAGTATCGCTTGTTACTGGGGCACTTACTGCGGTAGCAGATTTGTTCACAGGAGTTCCTGGTTTTTGTACAGTGGCATCTTGAATCAATTCGGCGCCGTTAGCAAATTCCAATTCATATACATCTGCTACTGTGTACTGGTTAGTTGACACCAATCGTTGCTGTTCGATATTCATGGCTTCAATTAATCCACGCTGAATGGTTTTTTTGTTGTTGGGCGCAGCAGTTGCCTTAGGCGGACCTCTTGAATCACTGGAAGCAGTCCGACGTCCTCGACCATCTGTTTGAGTTCGGTCTGCTGTGGTTGTTGCCCCGGGTGTGGCAGCAGCAGGAGGTTCGCCGTAAACTGCTTGGCCTTTAAGCATGTCAGACACACTAGCGCCAGTGAGTTCTATGTCGCCAGGGATGGTGCCTCTCTTGGTACCACCCGCAATCAACTGACCAATTGGAGCACATTCAAAATCATAGCTGACCAGTTTGTTTGCCACAGACCAGTTGATATTTTTGATTCTAAACGGAATATATTTTTCTATCAAAGAACTAGAGTCTGATAATCCAGAGACTGGATCTGCCACACCAACTGTTTGTAAATTTCCATTTGCATCGTAACCAAAAAATCTAATCACCATGAGATATATTGCTGCCGCATAATTTACAGCGCCAGCAGCACCTTTGGGTGCTATGTCTTGCACTGCTTTGTAAATGTTGTCTATCAAGGTAATATTGGCTGGCTCAATCACTGTGAACTTTAAATCAGTTACCGAGTGTGCTGCCATGGTATTTTTGCCAAACAGTTTGTTGGTGACTTTTACTGAATCTATGTAGTAGTCGTAAGGAAAAAACGGATTGCGGCCAGCTTCAAACGCAAGTGGTTGGGGAGCCTTGGGGCCTTGGGGACCGCCAATGTTGTTGGGGGCTCCACCAGTTTGAAACAGCAAATTATAACCGTTAATTGTTTTTTTCTCAGACAGTTGATATGCTGCATACTGTGCGTTAGACATCAAGTACACTGATGCTTGATAGGTATAGCTTGAAAACTTATCTAGTACATTAGGCTGCGGCTTGATCAGTTCGTTAGTGGGACTTGTGGCATTTACTGTGGCCTGTGTGTTGACTGTGCTTGGTGCAGGATTGTTGTCATTGGCGCCAACACCTGGTTCAGTTTTTAAATCAACGCCGCCAGGCAGGCCAGCAGCATTATATAAATCTCCTGTTTCAGGATTTCTTCTGAAATTTGATAATGTGCCATCTTCCGTGTATATGTTAATACCACGAGAATCTCCGTTTGTGGCTTGTGTTTGAATTAGTGTTTTTACTGGAGGATTGGTATTTTGATCTCCTCCACCAGCATTGGAAGTAACTGGAACGTCTGCGGTTGTGGCCATGTGTTAGTACCCCAATGTAGATTTTAGTGTTGACTCTTTGGGAAGATAAATTTGTGTTCCTACAGCAAAATCCAGTGGAGGTTTTGTCAGCGTGTTTGGATTGCGTTGATAAAACACCCACCAAAGACCTGGCACGCCATACAAGTCATAGGCCAACATGTCGGGTCTGTACTGATAGGTTAAATTTATAGTGAACAAAATATCATCAGTTTCTTTGGGAATAGGTCTGTTGACCATGACATCCAAGAAAAATTGCGAGTACCCAGTTTGATAGTAAGGACTGGTTGCATCGTAGTTTGTGGCCATTACCAGAATCCTCCTTTGAGTAAGTTACCTTTGGCAAAGTTTTCTAGACTGAATCCTTGGCTGACTTGCTGTCGAGTTTGTAGTGGATGCAACACAACTGATATTTCTATCTTGGTAGGAACATAAGTTGTTTGGCCCAGTCCATTTACTGTGTTGCGTACCACACCCAAGTCTGCTGGCGTTCCTTGCGCACCTTTTGGTAAATGAGAAGTTGTTAGTCTTCGTAACACACTTTCAATAGTAGAAGCTGGAGAACTTGAAACTTTAGGTGTTCTCTCAGACATGTTTAAGCCTTGATTGTTAGGCTTGACCTGTATGTAATCAACGTTATTGGGCAAGGTATAATTGAAACTGGCAACCAAACAAGGATGGTTGTTGAATTGATATTCGCCAAATCCAGACAGCTCAACCAATGGTGGCGGTGAGCCACGTTGCGGATCTTTGCCATAAAACATTTTTGTAACTGAACGGAAAAAGTGTATTACCGCCAGCAAATATTCAGCTTCAGCAGTGTCTTGTGCTGTGAATGTTCCAGTAACAGTTATATCACCAACTTGACTGCTTTGATAAAAGTATCCACGATAGTTTGAGTGTGTGAGATTGTAACTGTCGTACTTGGCTGAGTACTGAGTTGATATTGTTGGCGTGTAGGGAAAAATTATTCCATCTGTGGGAACCAATGGGCGTAAAATGCCAGGATCTTCTGCTTTGTAGAGATATTTTGCACCTGGAGCCAATCTCAGTCTCACACGCCAATCGCCTTGCGAGGATGTGTTAAATCGCTGTTGCAGTGTGAATTGATCACGCAGTTGTGATTGTGCGGCTGCGCCAGCTGCCGCTTCAAAATCATTGGGATCAACATTGGCAGCCTGCGCAGATTCTGCAGCTTCGGTTGCTGCCAATAATGCTGCGTCGCCAGTTGCTACTGGTGCTGGTCCAAATATTGCACGACCTTCTGCTTCACGTAGCTGTGCCAATTCAGCTTCGTTGGTTGCATCTAATGCTTCATCGCCTGATGCTGACGCCGGTGCTGGTGCAAATATTGCACGACCTTCTGCTTCACGTAACTGTGCCAATTCAGCTTCATTGGCTGCATCTATTGCTTCATCGCCTGATGCGAACACCGGTGATGGTGCAAAAACTGCAACGCCTTCTGCTTCACGTAGCTGTGCCAATTCAGCTTCGTTGGTTGCATCTAATCCTTCATCTCCGACTGGTGCTGGATTACGAGACTCAATGGTTTCTGGGGCAGCCGGTTGCGGCAGCTCTGGGTCTGTTGCAGGATTTTGTTCAGCTGGTGAATTTGTAGTAGCCATTGTTGTTCCTATACCTTATTTATTGCTGATAAAAACGGCATAGTTTAACAAGAGGTTGACAAGTGTTGTAAATCTGCTACAATAAGTACATACTTGGAGACCCTTGCATGACACTAATTGCAAAACCCGCACCTAAGGTAAACTACCTTAACAATCGTGACATTTTAAAAGAAATACACCTGAGCAAAAACACCTACTGTTGTTATCGTGATCCAGCAATTGATCACCAATACGACATAATTTTGCCCAGTCTAGACAAAATCAATCAGCGCACCATTGTTGAAGCTCGCAGAAATCGAGCAGATCGTATCAAACGTGAAACTGGTGAAGTGATTGATCAAAAGAAGATCCCCAACACAGATCTTGTGTTTAGAATCACCTGCTGGGAACACATACCCATGGCACCCAAAAAAGTTACCAAAGCCGCTGCCAAGAAAAAGAAACTGGAAGACATACTTGATTTGGATGATGTGTCAGAAGATCCGCTGGCAGATTTAATAGATGAACCTGTGCTAGACCCCACACATGTGCGTGTGAATTTTCCCCCGTTTTTTCACTACAGACTTGACGAGCAAAAGGTACCGTTTTTGGTGGGCAAGAGTCATTGGCGTGGCGATTTGGCCACAGGAGAGTTTTCAAAGGATCACGGCAACATGACCAAGAAGCTGGCCATGATGTTTATGAAACTGTGTGAACGCTATGCCACTCGTTCCAACTGGCGTGGCTACACCTACAACGAGGAAATGCGTGGACAAGCTCTACTTCAACTTAGTCAAATTGGTTTACAATTTGACGAATCTAAATCGCAAAACCCCTTTGCTTACTATACCGCTGCTATCACTAATAGCTTTACACGGATTCTTAACATTGAAAAGAAAAATCAAAATATCAGAGATGACATCCTGGAGATGAACGGCTTGAACCCATCGTGGACTAGACAGAACTCCGGCAAAGCTGGCATGGCTGCCATGTCCGGACCGGTTGTATCTAGTCTGGATCAGTAGTATACTAGCAGGATGACTAATCTATTCCGCAAAGCCGCAATCTT